AAATATCACATTCAATATATGGGGATTCTATAAGCAAGAAGGGATTTCAAAAAATCAGACTCAATTGCTAAGCAATTTTTATCAGATGGCATCGAATATAGAAGCTGTTTTAAAGGCTGAATCAACCATGTCTGGTACAGCCTTATTTGTTCAACCAATTAATACCAGCTTTTCAGAAAGACGGGATAACAATTTGATTAAAGTTTTAAAGATAGAAACATCGATTAGTTATTTTTATACCTGATGGGGGGAATGATTGAATCTATTATCCGCAAATGACGTAAGAAAACAATCAACAAGCGTATGGAGCCAATTCGGTGACAGTCTTTGGATTCCAAATGCTAAGAAAAACGCTTTATTGAAACGCCATAATTTACACGAATTACAACACATGGGTGTTGGAAAATGTGCGGTGTTGGTTGCGATGGGATCAAGCCTTGAAAGTCAGATTGAATCTCTTAAAAAATACCGCCATTTGGTTGATGTTATTTGTTGCGATAAGGCGTTTGGTCCTTTGTTAGAGCATGGAATTAAGGCTGATGTTGTAGTTGTGGCTGATGCTGGAATTCCATTCAAATATATTGAGCCTTGGATCAATCAAACTGAAGGCGTTAAGTTGATGGCAACTCCTTATGCAAATACTGAATGGACACATGCATGGAAGGGACCTGTTTACTTTTATGTTAACCAAGACGCGATAGAATCAGAACAAGTTTTCCTGCCTATCATTGGACATGATACGCGAGTGATTCCAGCGTCATCAAACGTATCTAATGCAATGGTTGTTCTTTTCACCAATTGCGAAAACAAGAAAAATGAAAATTGGGGAGGATACGAGCGATATTTCCTAATCGGATATGACTATTCATGGCCCGTGAACGGAAACTATTATGCGTGGTACGATCCCAAACCAAAACGGAATTACATGAACCATCGAACCTTGTTAGATCTTAAACAAGACATCGTATTCACATCAGAAAATCTTGTTTTTTCTTGTAAATGGCTCATCAGTTATATAACCACTTTTGAATTGCCCGTTGTTAATTGTTGTGGAAAAGGGATATTGGATATCCCGGCCAAGTCAACATTGGAAACAGAACTTAAAAAAATTAACCCAAACATTAAAGCGCAACAACAGGTAAAAAATCTTTTCATAGCTTGGAAAGAGTCGTTTCAGTCTTACAAACGATCTGAACAAAACTTTTTCTCATGCAAGGAGGCATTTCTATGGCAGTAGGCGACGGAGCACAAGCAACAATCAGAAGTTATATTGCGTTCGGTAAAGAAACCACATTCGGGACGTACAATTCGGCAACCACCGCTGTAGAAGCGATCTCTTGCAACTTCAAAGTTGATCGAGAAAGTATGAAGCTTGAAACCTTAAACAAGGTTCGTGATTTCTCTAAGCGTGTTCAACTCAATCAGAATGTTGGCGGGACATTGGAGACATACGCTCATCCCATTGAATCAGTGTTGCTTTTGGCGACCGCATTAGGCGGACCTGTTATCACATCATCTGCTTCTGGTATTGCGATTCACAGCATTTCTGCGGGGAATTTCGATACAACGACAGCGATTAATTCACTCTCGTTTAATGTCAGAAAAGGTGCTGTTCACACATGGCGTTATTTGGGCGGTCGGGTTAATGTGTTGACGTTATCAGGGGAAATCGGACAGCCAATTAAGATGAGCGCAGAAATGGTTTTCAGAGATGCCACGCAATTATCTGACGACATTTCAGCGAACCTATCTGTATCAAGTGTATCGCCGTTCGTTTATCATCAAGGGCAATACATCTATGATCGGACGCAAGGCAGCTTAACCACAACGATGGCTGAACCTATCCAGGCCTTTGAGTTGACTATTAATAACAACATCGTTTCAGATGATGCGGCGAGACAACTCGGGAGCAATATCCCTTCTGTTTTGCCACCTACGCAGCGTGATATTGGATTAACAATTACGCAAAGATGGGATACAACCACGAATTACACCCGTTTTATGGAGGCAACTCAGGGTGCAGTACGGTTGCAATTCTCTGGCGCACAAATCACATCGACAGCGGCACAGACATATATGTGGCAAATCGATCTGCCAAAAGTATTCATGAATACACCTGATCCAGAATTGGGCGGGGCGGGAGATATCTTACAGTCTGAAATCTCATTCGATGTTGTAACGGATAATCCGAATACAACGACAGGCCAAGCGATTGCGGTCACGGTTTATAACCATTCAACCTATTAATTAAAAGGTTATTTCATGGGATTGTTTTCAAAGAAAACAACAGTTGAAGAGTTGCGCGGATACAAGAAGATCACCATCAATGGAATGAGGTTCACGATTAAAAGAATCAATCCATTGCTTGATTTTCATTCTGATCAAATGCCACAGATATTCACTGATTTTGTATCTGCGCGACCTTCAGCGTTGCCCACCATGACACCTGAAACAATCAAGAAATATCAAGAAGATATGTACGCCATTATTCGTGCTGGAGTGGTTGATCCTGTTTTATCAAAAGAAGGTATAACGACTGAGGATCTGTTTAGAGACATGGAGATTGGGACAAAACTTTATCAGGCAATTCTTGAACATTCCATGAATAGATTTAAAGGGCTTAAGAAACTTTTTTTTTCGATAAAGTCAAAATACAGCTCATACATTGTATGGCGAAAACTTACGGGACACTACCAAGCGACATTTTACAAGCAGATGAACAGCTCTCAGTTTTTGAAAGACAACTCTTTAACGCCTTCATCTTAATGAAGGGATTAGAAGAAGAGAATCGGGAAGTAAAAAGAAATCAGTCTAAATTAAGGCGAAGATAAATGGCCGAAAAGAAAGAAGCAAAATTAAAAATTAGCTTAGAAGATAATGTTAGCGATGCTTTAAAAAAGATGAAGCTTTCAACGCTTGCTTTAACTTCTGCGGTTGCTGGATTAGGTGCCTTCCTTATTGACTCTTTAAAATCGTTTATGGATTCAGATAAAGTAGTTGTTAAATTAAATGCATCTCTTAAAGCTCAAGGGATCTATACAGAACAATTGTCGAAGGAGATGCAAAAATTTGCCGGGGAATTACAAAAACAAACCATATTTTCAGATGAAGCAATTATTAGCAGTCAGAATCTTTTAACCACTTTTGGATTAGCAGGGCGACAAATGAAAGAAGCAACAATCGCAGCTGCGAACTTAGCTTCTGGACTTGGAATAGATCTTCAAACAGCGACATTGTTAGTTGGTAAAGCATCAACAGGTGCAACGGAATCATTAGGAAGGTATGGGTTAAAGATTGATGAAACGATTCCAGCAGGTGAAAAATTTGGTGCTTTATTAAAAGAAATCAATGGAAGGTTTGGTGGGGCTGCTCAAGCTGAAGCTGATTCATATGCGGGAAGAATGGAGAATTTAAAAAATAGATTTGATGATGTTAAAGAACAAATCGGAGAAGCATTAACACCCGCCTTAGATAAAGCATTAACATTTATTGAATCTTTTATTGGCGGATTAGAACAATTAGGTGGCGTGTTCCCGGCTGTTTTTGCTGTTGGATTAAGCGTTATTAAGGATTTTGTGACTGTTCTTGGAATGGTTGTTGAAAAAATACCATTTCTTTCTGAATCGCTTGGTTTAGTTGGTCTTAATTTCACTGAAGTAACAACAGCAATTCAAGCGCAGATCGATAATATCATCACGCTTGGAATTCAAGAACAACAAACAAATCAAAAAAGAGTTTTGGATTCAAATATAACAACAGCTCAATTTATTGCGAATCAGAAAAGATTGGCAACAGAATCAGCAGCGGCATTAAAGAAAAAAGAAGAAGATGAAAGAAAACATCAAAAAGAAATAAAAGCCCAGCGCGATGCTGGATTTCAAGCTTATCGAGAAAACGAAGAAAAGGTACGGTTAAATGATCAATTAACCTTACAGCAAAGACGAGAAAATTTTAAATCAACGATGAATTTTATTTCATCCCTGTCGACTTCTAAAAATAAAGAGTTAGCAGCGATAGGGAAAGCTGCTGCTATTACAACGGCAACAATAGACACCTACGCAGCGGCCAATAAAGCGTTAGCTTCAGCTCCACCGCCGTGGAATATTGCTCTTGCTGCTTTGGTGACGGCGGCTGGATTTGCAAATGTAGCCAGAATATCAGGTGTTGCTTTAGCCCAAGGCGGTGTTGTTTTGCCTAGAAGTGGAGGGACACAGGCCACAATCGGTGAAGCTGGAAGGGCTGAGGCTGTTATTCCATTGGGAGATGATCGCGCATCCGAAAAGATGCGGGAAGCGGGATTGGGGAACACGGTAAATATAAATTTAAATGTCGGTACGTTGGTCGGGTCTGAGGATAATGTAAGAACACTTGCAAAAATGATCGATCAAGAATTGTTTTCATTAAGACGGAATAACGAATCCGTCGCATTTGAGGCGTTATGATCCCTGACATAATTGTAAGCATTTTGATTTTGAAAGAGTTAGGGAAACAATAATATGGCGATGCTATTTTTAAGGCCAAACGAATTAAACACAACAACGATTGTTCGCGTTGATGCAGCCAATACGTTAACGGTTGCTTATGCTTTTGACCGTGATAAATCGACCAAATGGACAACCATCGGATACCAAACAACGACATCGACCATTTTTTCTATTGAATTTACAACCGCAACCGTTATCGATACAATTTATTTACAGAATCATAACTTAAAGCAATTTAGAATTTTCTATAACTCCACAACCGCCAATACATTCACTCCCAATATAAGCGAAACAACCAATTCAGCGACAAGCAATTATTATTCGGTTGGAACAACGACAGTCAGCTCATTACAAATCCAAATTGATCGAGCCATGACAACGGACACAGAAAGAACCATTGGGGAGATTTACGCTGGCAGCTTAATGCTTTCATTTGAACGTGATCCTAGCGCAGCGAATTATAAGCCCGTTGTTGATGCTCAAAAGATTATTCACCGGATGCCGAATGGTGGTGTTACTCAATTTATTATTGCCAACAAGTTTAAAGCTCAGATTTCATGGAAGTTCTTAACGGAGAGTTTTTATAACAGTCTTTTGAACATCTATGAAACGGGAACAACATTTGGATTTATCCCATTTCCCACAACGACATCATGGGACGGCAAAGCCTATGAATGCGCCTGGACAAACGATTTTGATTTCAAACATTCTGATAACAACAAAGATGCTGGATATGGTGGATCTATCCAGATAGAAGAGGTGGCGTAAAATGGCTGATTTTCCAAGTGCAATCGCGTCGGACGGATCTTTATTAATTGCGGCGAACAATGTTGCTTCTACTTTAAATGGCGGGATTTCAGCCGTTGCTACGGATATGACGTTGGCTTCAACCGCGAATTTCCCCGCAAAAGGCGGTGTAACGGTTGAAAGTGAAGCTATTCTTTATACAAGCAATAACACGGCTGGATCTGTTCTTTCAGGATTGACTCGGGGTGCGGATTCGACAACAGCGGCGATCCACGCTGATGGAACACGCGCAGCTATGCACATGCAAGCAAGACACCACAACGCATCAAAAGACGAAATTATTGCAATTGAAACTAAGATTTTTGGAATTGGAACAAAAGTTTATGCAGCGGAGGTTAGATCATCGCCTATTTCCACAGTTGCCGACACAGCAAAAACCGTCGCTACACTTTCAATTCCATCTTCTGGCCTTTGGATAATTGATGGTGCGGTTGGTTGGAGAACTCAAACAACGACTTCAAATTTTTATGCTGGTATAAATACTTCCGCGAATGCTTTACCCAGCGGTGATACTTTTTCAAATTTTATAAGTGGCCAAGGAGTTATTGCTAGAGAAGGGACATCAATTTCAGGTGGATTAGATCTTGGAATTCCGTTGCCTTCGCATTTATATACAACAACCGCAGCAACAACTTTATATTTAGTTCAACAAAGCAGCGGAGCAAATAACACTTTTGGATATATTCAAGCCGTAAAAATAGCGAACAGTTAGGCGAGCGAATGCCAGCGAATGATTCATCTATTGAATTTAATGAATTTTCTTTTAACGAAGCACCATTTAATGCTTGGTCATATCCTGTTGCCCCTCAAAATAT